GAAGCTGGCGATCTCACAATCGCCACGGAGGAGTTATTCACCCCCCTCAAGCAGCACTTCACCGTCGTGCGGGTAAAGGACTTCAAAGTCTATGCCCGAGTTCAGGAGTACCTCAAGCTCCATTGCTCCCTGCGTGATCTGCACACGCCGGAGGCTGACAAGAAGCTCAAGGATCTGGAGAAGCTTCTCATCCCGGCGGATCAATACGAGCCGGATGCACCTCCGAAGAGATTCAGGACGGTCATTACGGACTCGCTGTCGGAGGTGGAGAGCTACTCGATGTACCAGCTCTTGGGGGTGAATGATCGCACGCGGATCGATGAGGAGCTGGCGAACCCTGAGTGGTCGGAGTTCAAGCGGAATCACTCTCAAGTGCTGCGGGCTATTAGAGCCTACAGGGATCTGCCAATGCATGTACTCTTCACGGCCGCTGGAGCCTATGTCCAGGACGACTCCAAGAAGATGATCTGGATGCCTGCTCTCACCGGGAAGTTGGCGAGGCAATGCCAGGGCTTCATGGATATCGTCGGGTTCATGTACGTGACCCAAGGTGAGAACAACACCAAGGTTCACAATATGCAAGTTCAACCCTCCAGAACGATCAACGCGAAGTGTAGGTTCTCGAACTTCAAGCTCCTCGGCTGGCAGAATCCGACGATGCACTCGATTCTGGAGAGCGTCGGCCTGCTGGAGAAGGGGCTTGTCAAGGCCAAACAAGCTTAACTACCTTTACTTACCTGGGGGACGGTTGGGCACTCAGGGGTCAACCAGTACGTTGACTGGAGCGAAGTAAGTCCCGATCAACACACCAACCAAGGAGTATTACCATGGCAAAACCGAAGCCGCAGGAAGCAGCAGTCGCAGCACCCCAGCCGGTACCCGCCGAAGAGGCAGCCGGTAACGAAGGTGGCGGAAGTCTGATGATCGATCTTTCCACGGTGGCGGACGAGCAGGAACGTCCGGTCGTACCGAGAGGGATCTATCCCGCCACCGTCGACGATCTCACGTTCGGCTACAGCCAGAACAGCGGCAATCCGATGTGGACGTGGGTGTTCGAGCTGTCCGAAGGTGCAGGCGAGCATGCGGGCAGGAAGATGTTCTTCCACACGCCCTTCGTCGAAGTGATGATGCCCCGCGTCAAGAAGGTGGTTTCGCGCGTGGCGCCCGAGCTGTTGCAAGGCCCGTTCGACCCCGAGAAGATCGCGGCGGACGGTATCATGGTCGGGAAGGCGTGCCGTATTCGCCTCGACATCAAGCCATACGAAGGGAAACCCCGCAACAACGTCCGCGATGTGCTTCCGGCGGAAGAAGGTTCCGGCGGCGCGTTTCTCGCAGCCGGCCAGTAACGGCTAGCTTCACAGCCGGGCGAGTGCAACTGTTGAGGAACCCAGTCACCCACAAGGTGGCTGGGTTTATTCCAAAGTCAACCGGAGGCTAATATGAACGGATACGGAGTCTTCATAGTACCCAAGTCGTGGGCACTTGGGAGATGGGATGTGAACATCAACAAGTCGGTGTGGGCTTTTGGCCCCTTCCGCGCATTCGTATGTCGCAATCTCGGGCCGTGGAAGCCTAGCAAGTCGGGGGTTGTATGAAGCAGCTCGGATTCGTTCTTCTGTCAGGCGGCATTGATTCTTCCACGTGTCTCGCATACGCAGTCAGAGATTGCGGCCGTGAGAACGTCATAGCGATCTCCATCAACTACGGACAACGACACCAGAAGGAACTATCGCAGGCGATGAAGGTGGCAGCGTACTTCTCAGTTCCACACGAGATCCACGACATCGTCGGTATTCCCAAAGCCGGCCTCACTGATCATCATGCTGTGATCCCTTCAGTATCCTACGCGGAGCTCCAAGGGGTTAGCCCAACGTATGTACCCTTCCGCAACGGCCAACTGATCTCCCGGATCGCTGGGATCGCAGCTCATCGCATCGAGGTTGCAAACAGGGGCCGTCTAGAGATCGATCATCCGTGGGAGGGACGGATCTACTTCGGCGCGCATGCTGAAGACGCTGCCGGAGATGCGTACCCCGATTGCCGTCTGGATTTCGTCGGCGCTATGGGAGCTGCCGTGTACATCGGGACGTACCATCAGGTTCGGATTGCTGCGCCCTTGATCCAGATGTTCAAGGACGAGATCGTACTCGCAGGCGAGAAGCTCGGAGTACCCTGGCATCTCACGTGGTCCTGCTACAAAGGCGAGGAGGTTCACTGTGGTGTCTGTCCCACTTGTCGGGCTCGTAAAGCTGGCTTCCAGAAGGCTGGCGTTAAAGATCCCACCATCTACAAGGATCCTCCCCTCGATAACCCCGGTCTCAGCGACGACATTCCATTCTGAGGATACTATGATCACCGCCGAACGGTATCACGACATCTCTTGTGGCCATCGCGTCTATGGCCACGAGTCCAAGTGCGCTCACCTCCACGGCCACAACTACCGCGTCCACTTCACCTGTGTGGCACCCGAACTTGATGGTGTTGGTCGAGTAATCGACTTCTCGTCCATGAAGGATCGTCTGTGTATGTGGCTCGAGCGGGAGTGGGATCACAAGTTCCTCGTCTGGCAAGAGGATCCCTGGTCGAACGATTTGGGGCTGCTCGATCCCACCGTCGTTGTATTGCCGTTCAATCCAACGGCGGAGAAGATGGCAGACTTCCTCCTCCGGATCATCGGGCCAGTACAGCTCGAGGGTACGGGAGTTGAACTCGTCAAAGTGGTAGTAGAGGAAACACGTAAGTGCTCTGCTGCGGCAGTGATTATGCCAAAGGCTATTGCCGAGAAGCTGGTCCGAGACGCAGCTGAGGGGAGGTAGCTATATGTTCGGAACGAACCCTCTAGCGAAGCCCATCGAGAGTGACGGCCAGTATCTCGAAGTGCAGGCCATCTTCTCTACGATTCAAGGTGAAGGTCCTTTCGCAGGTAAGCCAGCTATCTTCCTCCGCTTGGCCGGCTGTAACCTCCGGTGCTTCTTCTGTGACACGGACTTCGAGAGTCGTCGTACTACAATGGCTCTAGGCGAGATTCGATCAAAAGTCGAGATGCTGGCCACCCGCGATAAGGTCGGAAGGACAAATCTTGTCGTAGTAACTGGTGGTGAGCCTCTCCTCCAGAACATCAAGCCCTTGTGTACTATACTTTGTGGTCGAGGATTTCATGTTCAGTTCGAGACCGCCGGCACAGTCTGGGTTGATGGCCTCGAGAGATTCGCGTCGGAGCTAGTCAGTATAGTCTGCTCTCCGAAGACACCAAAAGTCCACCAGATGGTGGCTCTCTACTGTCACCACTGGAAGTACCTCATCCGTGCAGGCGAAGTGTCTCTGCTGGATGGTCTTCCAGTCTTCTCTACCCAGATTCAAGGGAAAGGTGCGGATCTCTTCCGCTCGTCGAGGGAGAGCGACACAATCTGGCTCCAGCCCTGCGAAGCATACAAGGTGGGATACCGCATCAAAGGGACTCTCGGTCCGAGGGCTGTATCTGGTCCTTTGGTGCCGCAACTCGAAGACCAAGAAGTGACGTCATCTGTCCGAGATGAAGAGGCTACTCGGCGCAACATCCGGCTCTGTGCTGAGTTGGCCATGAAGTACAACTACCGAGTCAGTCTGCAGCTCCACAAGCTGCTACATCTGCCATGACCACAAAACAGAGGACAAAAATGGCCCGCAAGAAGACTGCCAATCCAATCCAAGATGCCAGCAATCTCATAGCTGCCGTCCTGGAGACTCTAGGTTTTGACCTGACGGACGAGAACTTTGATGGGACACCTGAAAGGTTCGTCCGGTATCTCCTGGAGTACAAGAAGCCCTACGACGTCGATCGTGTTCTCAAGGTGGATTTTACATCCACGCATATCGATAACGGGTACAAAGGGGTTCTAGTCCAATCGGGGATTCCCTTCCGGACGATCTGCCCTCATCATCTTCTCCCCGTTCTCGGAGTGTGCCACATCGGGTATATCCCCTCTACACGAGTAGTTGGCCTGTCAAAGCTGACACGTATCGTGGAAGCTGTCGGCCATGAGCTCCCACGAATGCAGGAGACGTGCACGGACCTGATTGCGGATGTCCTAGAGAAACACCTAGGAGCCAAAGGGGTGATGGTTGTTATCAAGGCAGATCACTCCTGTATGACTGGTCGTGGTGTGAAGGTGCATTCGACGCCCACTTCTACTTCCACTGTCAGAGGGCTGTTTCGGGACGTTCCTGCTGCAAGAGAGGAGTTCTTCGAGCTAGTCCGTATGGGATCGAGGTCAAACTAAATGATGGTACTCCCCTTGATACCATAGCTGGGACTGCTGTATAATAGGGTATAAGCTCGAATCCAACTCACCTGAGGAGACCTTTGTGGCCCGCTTTGCACCAGTAGTACCAATTCAGATAGCCCGCGAGCTGCAGAGTGGTCCCAAGGACTACCTCGGTCGGTATCACTTGCTCTTAGCGCATGACATTCTCGATAAGCCGGATGAGTACCGTGAAGTCTACGGGAAAGTCAGAGAGGACTACCAGGATTCGTTTATCATCCTAGACAACTCGATCGTCGAGCTCGGCCATCCGCTTGATCTAGAGGATCTCCTCGAGGCAGCCAATATCGTTCCACCTGACTGCATTGTGATCCCAGATGCAATGGGTGACGGTGAGAAGACGAGGGAGATGGCCAAGAGCTTTGTTCGCTCGTACTGCCAGCACTTCCAGTCCAAACAGCAATTCGCCGACGAGGTACCTTCGCTCCTAGGAGTGCTACAGGGATCGAACGTCGATGATGCAATGGAGACCACTGCGGTGATGTATTCCCTTCCTATGGTGGACTACGTTTCTGTTCCTAGGATCTTCGCCAATAAACAAGGGTCGAGGATGCCAGTATTGCACGAGCTCATCCGGCGTGATACCTACAAATTGTTCCGAGGTATCCATCTCCTCGGCTTCTCGAACAACATCCTCGATGATGTGTGTTGCGCCAGGATGCAGATCGTTAAGGGTATTGACTCCGCAGTTCCGATTCGTGCAGGCCTCAAAGGGCTACCGATCGGAGATGCAATGTTTGAACCTGGCTGGTCGGAAAGGTTGGGGCCTCGAGGTAAGTATTGGGACACTCCGATTAGCGAGGTAAGATGTGAAGCGAGATCCGCCTTTGTACGCAGTAATATCGATCAGTACCGGAGGTGGATCCAGGAGTAGGAGTCGCTATGTTGTTCAAGCGACTCCTACCGACTCTGGACAAGAAGTTCCCTCCTGAGCCTTGTCCTGGATGTCCAGGTGGTTCGCGCCGAGTAGGCGCTCGTGGGACCCCTAACTCCCTCCTAGTTATCATCCTGGAAGCTCCAGGAACTGAGGAGCTGAAGTATGGAGCCCCTATCTGTGGGCCTTCAGGGGATCTCTTGGATAAGGCCGTTCCGGAGAACTTCGACTTCGATGACGCATATGTCATCAATGCGATGCAGTGTAGGCCTCCTAAGACTGACAACACACTAAAGGACAAGGACTTTAAGGCTAGAGCCTGTGCTGCTTGTCGCGCAAGAGTCCTCTCTCAAGTGTTTGCCTACCCTCGCAAGTGTGTCTTAGCAATGGGTGGCTACTCCAACATTTCCCTTACAGGTGACTATGGCTACAAGATTACGCAAAAGCGCGGTCAGCTCTATACTATTAGAGACCTTGACTCGGGACAAGAAGTTGTCGTCGTACCAACAGTTCATCCTGCGTTCCTTCTTAGAGGATCAGGAAATCTCAAGGTCTTCAAGGATGATATTCAGCTGGCCATGGGGATTACGTACGAAGATCATCCCGTACAGGTCAGAACTCATAAATGGGAGGAGCCACATAATATTGTCCTCCGCGAACTTGAGGATCTCGTTGCGTACACTCGCAAGGTTAAGAGTTTGGCTGAAAAGGGTGAGGGTGGAGAAGTAGTAGTTGCTGCAGACATCGAGACCTCCGGCTTTAACCCGAAGGTCGATTACATCCTCGCGATTGGATTCTACTTTGCTGATCCCTCGGACACAGCAGCTATCGTTCCGAAGGAAGCTCTACTGGATCAGGCATACTGCCACTACCTCAGGCGTCTCCTGTTGATGCCTGGCGTTCGTTGGGTATGGCAGTTCGGTAAGTTCGACGAGAAGTTCCTGCACGAGGAGAAGCTACTCAAACCTGAGGAAACTGTCAATACGGAAGACACCGGGTTACTATCCTACGCTCTCTCGGAAGCGACTAAGGATCACGATCTGGACGAGCAGGCTAAAAACGACTTGGGTATTCCCGAGCACAAAGGGATGCTTAAGAAGTGGGCGCCGAAGAAGACTGACTCCTATGCGGCAGTACCAGAGCCAGTCCTCTTCGACTACCTCGCCAAGGACTTAAAGAAGACCCTTCTTGTCTATGAGCATAAGCGGCCTCAAGTTCGAGCAGATGCCAACCTGGAAAAGCTCTACACTCGCACACTTGTACCTGCCTCACATCTCCTAGCACAGATCGAAGGCTATGGTATTGAAGTCGACTGGGAGTTCGTAAAGCTTAATCGGGTAGAACTAGAGGCTGAGCTTGTAGGCTATGAAACTAAGCTCCAGGAATTAGTTGGACGTCATGTAAACCCCAATTCACCAGATGAGGTCTCTGTCCTACTATATGACGAGTATGGACTGAAGATCAAGGGTAGAAGACCACAGGATACTACCAAGGAAACATTCGAGAAGCTCCCTGCACATCCAGCGGTAAAGCTTATCAGACAGTATCGATCCACGACTAAGATGCTCTCGACCTATGTGAAAGGGATTGAGAAGCATGCCGTCGGGAATCGTATTCACACCTCCTTTAAGCTTCATGCGACAACTACAGGTCGATTGTCGTCGTCTGATCCGAATATCCAGAACATTCCTCGTGAAGGTCGTTACCGGCGGATGTATTGTGCTCGTCCTGGCTATGTTCTGTTAGAAGCCGACTATAACTCAGCCGAACTACGAATGCTTGCTGCCCTCTCAGGTGACGTATTCCTAACCGGAGTATTTCTTGACGACAAACGGAACCTCCACGACGAAGTCTCTATTGCCATGTATGGTCAGGGGTTCACTATTGACCAGCGAATACGTGCTAAGGCAATTAACTTCGGTATCCCATACGGTCGAGAAGCATTCTCGATCGCGGAAGAGTTTGATATACCTACTCTTGAGGCTCAAAGGCTTATCGACGCGTGGTTCGAGCGTGCGCCTCAGGCTGCCCAATTCCTCAAGAAGTGCAGGCGTGCTCCGCTTGAAGGGCGTACCCTCATTACGGTATTTGGCCGCAAACGCAGACCGGGTGTAGTATCTGCAGAACGTATGCACGGACTGCAGAACGAGTTCGCCAACTTTCATGAGCAGAGTCCAATCTCGGACTTTACCCTACATACAGGAATGGAAGCTTTGCCACTCCTCCGGGAATATGACTCACACTTCGTCAATCTCGTTCATGACTCGACTGTGATCGAGATACCCAACGACACTACTACGATCTGCAAGGTAGCAGATATCATCAGGGAAGTGCAGGAAACTGTTCCAACGAAGTGGATCACAACCCCGATCCGTTTCAAGGTAGATCTGAAGGTCGGCACTCATTGGGGACAAGCTCAGAGCTACGAGAAGTGGCTCGAAAGGGTGAGTGCGTCTTAACATGCGCAAAGAGGTAAAGATGGATAAGCTGCTGCAAGCGTATTTTCGGGTGTCCAGGTGCTGGAACAACCCTTCGATGGCCGTCAAGGAGAAGATGACGGTCGAGAAAGCCCTTAGGCTCCTCAGACGCATCAGAGAGGTAGCCCTTCGAACATCCGGGGGTGCTCCTTTGGCAAAACGAGCCAACAAGCTAACTCAGGAGATCGTCGAGAAGCAGGTTGATACGGAGACAATGGTGGGCTAGCGAGCGACGCTTGAAAGACTCTTGCTGACCATCGCTGTGGTGCTATATAATGAGGGTATAGAGATGAAGGAGACCGTATGAAGAACTGGCCGCATCCGGTAAGGAGCCATAACATACACGCCATTCTTCGAGCCACTCGAAACGAGGTCTGGCAGA